CTATTGCCGTGCTGCAGATTGTAACCAATGCATCTTTTACAACGAGTCCAACGATCTTTGTTCGCTGACAAGCAAGACCACCCCCGCCAGTTGGCGAGACTTTACAAAGCCGCGCTGGACCGCAGCCGACAGCACACTTGCCAAGGCTCTTATCATGATGGGATATGCCACCGCGACAAAAACGATGCGGTCTGACGACGGACATACAAGCATCACAGTAATAAAGCTCGATGCTGACGGGAGAAAACTCTATGTTGACGAGATCACCCAGGATTCTTTCCCTGCGCTTGAATATGATGAGACTATCAAGCTGGAGGACATCGCAGGAGAGGAGACCAGTGCCAATGATTGACAAGAACAAGTTAAACTCCGCAATCAGCACCCTGCGTGAGTATTGCGACGAATTTTCAGACTGCAGCAGATGCCTTTTCTATAGCGGTGACAAGACCTGTGCATGTATTCTTAACAACAGGACACCGCTCAACTGGGACGATTTGCCGGTTACATATACTGCCCTTGATTATCAGGCTGCCGAGTTTTGCAAGACCATTGGCTATAACATGATTAACATTGGTCCCTGCCACACAGTTTGCGCTATATCTGGCAATAAGGGTTCCACATTCATTTTGCCGGGGTTTCTTTTCAAAGATTTATCTCATCTGTGCCGCATTGACATTGATGAAATTCTTACTACTAAGCCGAAGGAGGACTGTACTCATGACTGATTTTATTTCACGCAGCGATCTGCGCCACATTGCCGAGGACCTGAGACATGATGCACCAAAAGACAACGATACATATTTCGTCGCATGTGAAGTGCTAGACTATGTGGCCGATAAAATGCCTGGGCCAACACCAGCTGTGATCAGCACCAACGGAAGCTATAACTGCTGCAGACGCTGTGGGTCTGTTGACGGCGTATTGGATATGGAAGGTGGATACAACAAGTTCTGCGGCAACTGCGGCTGGCCTATCGACTGGGGTGACTGACATGACTATCACACGCGCAAGAGAAATCACACGCCAATTTGCCCATAACTTTGTCGCCACTATGCGGCCTGAAGAAGCTGCAGAATACAAATCAGTCGTTGATGGTGCTATAGAGTGGGCTAAGGTAAACGAGCCGAGCCTGTTATACGGTCTTGTTCATGACTACCTTAACTTTCTTGATAAGCACACAGAGCGTCGCATCTGTTCCACTTGCAAACACTGGGAACCGTTCACCGGAGCGTGCTGCGGTGCCGACAGCCCATACGCCGCTGATTTTGTAGATAGTGACTGCACATGCGCAGACTGGAAGGAGAGGCTAAAGAAGTGACAACCATACTGACCAATATCCTGATATTTATTGTCGCGACCATAGTGTTTGAGCGGACATCAGGCCAGACACATGAGATTTATAAGCTACCCGGACTTTTGACGTCGTCAATCCTGTCTGCGATTTCAATCATTTTTACTAATGTAAGCACTATTGCCTGTACATATACCGAGTATCGCATAGCTGAGGAACTCTTTGCGAACGAGGGCAAAGAAAGCTATGCGGTGTTTTCTTTTGGGCTTATCGTATGCTTTGTTATTTGTTTTTCAACTATTTACAACTTCATATTTTGCTACGACACTTTTCCGCTCGTAGAGCTACTTGCCTGTCACAAACAAGTAG